GTACTGAACCACGCGCTGGCTCATGGTTGCCGCGTTGGGGTCGCTCACCGGGATGATGTCGACCTGGGCGTAGTCCTCTTTCCGTGCCGTGCGGCGGCCTTCCTCGGGCTGGTAGTTGTAGTCAGGGTCGGTGTAATCCTCGATGATCTTGACCAGCAGCCCCAGCTCTTGCTTGAAGCTGTAGTGCAGGCGGGCCTGAACCGCCGTCATGACCTTAAGCTGGCGCTCCAAGAGAGCCAGGGTAGTGCCGACCGGGGCCTGGGCGGACATGTCCGACACCTTCATGTCGGCAGTCGCCGCAAAGCGACGGCCCTCGTCCACGATCGTGGTCAGCAGGTTGTACAGGGTGGCGCTTGGCTCCTTGTACGGCAGGGGCATGATGCTGTCGCGCAGCGCCCCAGAGCTGATGTCTACATCGCGCCATTCTCCCGGGGCAATCGGCGTGTCATCACCTTTAATCCGAAGCCCACGGGTCTTGAGTCCCCCGGGCAGATTAGATAGGGTACCCGCATCCACCAGCTGGCGCATGATCGAGGTTGCAGACTTGGCAAACCCGCCGATGAGGTGGAAGAGTCCAAAGCCGTAAGCCCCAAACCCTGGGATGTATTGGTAGTGGACGAAGTGCTGTCGCTTGAGCTTGAGGGGGTCCTCTTCTCGCCAGTTGCGTCGGATGGCCAAGACATCGTTCGATCCTTTGATAAGGGTTACTACGTACGGAAGCGCAATCCCTGTCGGGTTGCCCTCGTCGTCCCTATCTTCGTCGCCCGGGATCACCAAGTCAACATGGCACTCCAGCAGCACGTACCGATCGTCGTCAATGTCGCTGAAGCCTGTCTCTTTGTCCTTGGCCTTCTTGATGTCGTCCTGACTGTGCGTTGGGTCAGGCAGCTCGATGTCCTTGTAGAAGCCCGCACGCTGGAGCTTCACGATGTCGTTCTTCGTCTTGCGCATCACGTGCGTCAAGCGATAGCACGTATCCAAATCTGACGTGCCGTACGGCAGGAGGATGTCCTCTGCCGGGATGAACATGCTGGCCTGGCGGCCCAGGTTCGGGTCGTAATAGACCTTCTTGAACGCGGAGCCGGTAGCGGGGAGCGACCACAGCATACGCTCATGCTCGGGGCGGAACTCCTTCATGACGTCCGTCAACTCGTAGTTCAGGTCGTCCTCGACGCGCTTGGCCGCTGCCTTCTTGTCCGGCGTCTCCTTGCCCAGGATCTTGGTGCGCACCGGGCCTTGGGCTGGGAATGTCTCGGTGATTGACTCCGACTGGAAGCGCACGATCGCCTCCGTGATCATCGGGTGGAACACGCCACTGGCGCCTTGCCAGGGTTCTGTCCGCTCCTCGTACTGGAGGCCCAGGAGCTTCAAGCCCTCCGTATAGGCCTTCTCCCACTCCTTGCGCGACTGCTTGTCTTGGTCGATCGACTCGGCCAGCTCGCCCACGATGCTATCAATTGCACCTTGCTCCAGGGTCTCGGCAAGGTTCTCCGAGAATTCTGGGTGGTCGTCGTCCTCGGGGCGGATTGTGAGAGAGGTGCCGTCCGCACTGATCGTGACTTCTTCCGGGTCGATGATCTCGATCTCGATCGGCTCTTCGTCTAGCGCTTCGTCCTCCAGACTGGTGGGTGCCTGGTACAGGGCCTTGTCGATGTTGGTAGCCATTTTGATCCTTAGTAGTACGCCGCGCTACGGCGTCTGAAAAATCTTGGCTCATCTTGTTCGTCCGAATCCAGACGGATGAACCCACCTTGTCTAAAGCGCAGAAGTGCCTGGGACGTCGTGTCCACGAAGTCGTCGTTGTCCCCGTTTGGAAAGGATGCAACTTCTTCGATGACCTCCCTTGCCCATCTCGTGTCCGGTGCCCAGACCATGCCAGAGGCAAAAAGGTCAGCCACCGCGTTTAATCGTACCATCTTGTCGTTGCCCCGGCTAGGGTTTGTCTCCTGAACCGGGATGCCCATGTTGCGCAGTTCCTGGATCAGCGGCGCACCCGCAGCCTTCTTTTCAACGATGAACGCGTCGGGCGTCCACTCCTTGTAGTGTTTGAGCGCCACGGCCTTTAGCTCCGGGAACGCCATCCGATCCTTGAACGCATCCAAGAGGATTACCTGCGCCTTGTTGTCCTCTTCCTCGTTGTAGAACACGCCCCACGTGGTGCACGCGCTGTAGTCCGAGTTGTTCTTGGTCTCGAACGCCGTATCCCAGGACTGAATGATGTAGTCACAGTCTGGCGGATCCTCTGGCTCCCACACTCTCCAGGACTTGCGACTGATGATCGCAGCGTTGTTCGATGTCGGCTGCTGCATGTACTGGGCGTTCCAGTACTGCGGGTCGATCGAGGCCTTGGTAGCTTTGAGCGCTTCGAGCGGCCACTGCTCCGGCCAGAGAGACTTCTCGTTCTCCGTGTCCTCGTTCAGGATGGCGGGCAGCTCCACAATCTCCCAAGGTATGGAGTCCGGGTTCTTCGTCTGGTAGTCGATCAAGCGCCCGGTCAGGTCCAGTTTCCCCCAGCGCGTCATGATGATAATGATGGCACCCCCTGGCATCAGACGCTGCAACGGACCCGTCTGGAACCAGCTCCACGCCGTGTCGAACGCCAGCCGCGAGTTCGCCTTTACGTCCTGTTCGGAGTGCGGGTCGTCAATCACAAAAAGGTCGGCACCACGACCAGCAAGAGCACCACCAACACCAGCAGCATAGTATTGACCGCCAGCTGCCGTAGACCACTTGCCAGCGGCTTTCTGGTCATCTGCCACCAACGTATTGGGGAAAAGTTCTTTGTAGGCGGGGTCATCGATCAAGTTCCTCACGCGACGGCCAAAATCTTCCGACAGGCCAGCGGTGTGCGTGGCCATGATGATCTTCTTGTTAGGGTAATTACCTAGAAAGAACGCAGGAAATAAATAGGAACTGAATTCTGACTTGCCCATACGTGGCGCGATGTTGATGATCACGCGTTTTTTCTTGCCCGCAATCACGTCGGCAAAAATTTTGGCCAGTTTCCTGTGGTGCGGTCCGACTTTGAACCCGGGGTAGACGTGTTTGGCGTACTCGATCGGGTCTGTGCGCTTCTTTTTGAGCATCAGCAGGTGTTCCTGCCTGTCAAGAAGCTCCAGCGTCTCCAATTTCTCCACCTTGTCCATCAAGTGGAGCTTTCTGTGCAGGGCTGCGGCCTGCTCTGGGGTTAACGGCAGCTCAGTTGTCATCGGCGTCGCCTTGGGCAGGCTTTTCTTCCACGTCAATAATCTCGGCGTCGCTCACATCCATGAACTTGGCCAGCTTCTCCTTGAGCTTCTTGTCGATCTCGTCCTCGGTGAGGTCCGTTTTCTTGACTTCGATCTTGTCTGTGAACAGCCCGACCTCGGTGACCTTGCCCAAGAGGCCCAGCGCCTTCAAGCGGATGTTCGCGTTGGGAGACTTTGTCTCCTCCACCAGCTTGGCCACCGTGTACCCGCGCAGCTCCTTGGCCATCTCCACGAACTCCCAGTCGTAGGCGGCCAACATTCCTGTCAGGTGCCTGACAGCCTCGGGGGTCTTGAGCTGAACCAGGGCGGCTTTCTGTTCTGAGGTGTCTGCCGTGGCGGTCATGGCGCCGAAGGCGATGCGGGCTGCTGCTGTTTGCTCGCGTTTCTCCACTTCCTCATCGGTCGAGACCCCCAGCGATGTCAAAAGCTCTGCCGTGTTGTACTGCGCCGACAAAACCTCGTCCGCACTGGCGTCATCCAGCGGAATAAAGGCGTCCCGGGAGGTGACATCCGGGTTGAAGTGCACCAGGTGATCCAACATTTTGCGTTTGCCTGTGTTTTTGCACAGGTTGTGGGTCCGATGGGGCGGAGTGTACACTCAAGCCCGGCACTGGCGCAAGCCTTTGCTTCTCCTAGTTGGGCTGTTGGGCCCCTTCACACCCCCTGGTCTCGCGGCCCGGGGGTTTTTTTCTGGATTTTTTAAAAAATTTTTGGGGCACGGTGGTTTATACGGGCGGGGGCGAGTTTTTTCTCACGGGTTAAGTTTACAACCTGGGATTTTGAGTTTACAACTTGTGGGGATAGGGTGTAGTACTTTGTGCTTACTGTGTTTTTGCTCAGATTTTTTAGAAATTTGGGGAGCGGGTGCAAAACAGTGTTCACGGCCAACGCCGCCCCGTCTCAAAATCTGGGTTGGTGGGGGTACGGTGGGGTCGCGAAACGCCGAATATAGCCATGTCAAGGGTTCTCAGC